ATATGGGGGATATTCGTCAGGTGAAGCGGGCGAATCCGTTGCGGGGCATGACTATCGAGGAGTTGGCGCGTCGGAGGGATTCGGGGCTGATGTCTCCGGGCCGGTGGGCTCGGTTTGCTTGTGGCCGTTGGGGGGTTCCTGATGAGCCGTGGTTGGACGCTCGAGACTGGGACGCGTTGGCGGTGGACATCGGTGGAGTGTCTGTGGGGGATTCGGTCTGGGCCGCGGTCGACGTCGGGACCAACCCGGCGATCGCCTATGCGGCGAAGCGTGACGATGCGGTGGCGGTCAAGGTGGAGATCTTTGAGGGAGAAGTGCAGCTGGCGGTCCTCGAACAGCGGCTCATTGCTTTGGCTGAGGAGTACGACATCCAGGAGATCGTTTGGGGTTCGGAGGGGTTCAGGCGGTCGGCTGAGATCCTTGAGGCTCGTCGGTTGCCGGTGATGGAGCATCCCTACCGGGCGCAGCGGCTTTCCGCCTTTTCGTCGGTCTTGTTGGAAACGATCCGCGAGGGTCGGCTACGTCACGACGGAGATCCTGAGCTTCGGTCGCAAGTGCTGTCGGCCCCGTCGAAGGAGACTGACATATCCGAGTGGCGGCTGGTTCGCTCGCCGGACTCTCGGGGTGTGATCGCGATGATGGCGGCAGTCCATCAGGCCACTCAGGTTCCGGTCCGGTCCGTCGACTACGTCGCTTTCCTCTAAAGGAGGCCGAATGCCTGAATTCCAGGGACGCCGGTCGCTACGCGCCAAACGGGTCGCTCGCCTCCATTTGAAGGACAACGCTCCTTCCGTGGAGGGGTTGTTGATGGGTCGGTTCAACGGCCACTACATACTTCAGGCCCCCAAAATCCTCGAGACGAAAGAGCGCACCTACAGCCTGGACGGCTGGTTGGAGGTCCCCGCGGAGAAGGTTTTGTATGTCCAGGTGATCGGCTGATGCTCCTCCGCACTACGCGCGGCGATGTCCAAGCGTTGTTCGAGGACTCGTCGAAGGTCCCATCGTGGACCCAATATTCGGGGTACGACACTTGGTCGGGGGCGCACGTCAACCGTGACACCGCCGGCGGATTGCCCGCGGTAGCGGCAGCGGTCAGGTTGCGGTCGGAGACGGTCGGGATGATCCCATTGCATGTGCTCAGGGGTCGGGAGCCGGAGGATCGGGAGAAAGCCCGGGACACATGGCAGTGGCGGATATTGCATGAGGAGCCCAACCGCCACCAATCGCCGTTCGACTTCAAACAGGACATCTCCACGTCGTTGAACTCGTCGGGCAACGCCTACATCTGGAAGGTGAAAGTCCTCGGCGAAGTGATCGAGGGTCACATCCTCGACCCGGCGACCGCCCGCCCAGTCCGCAACGGTGCGGGCCAGAAGATGATCCGTGTGACTGTCAACAATGAGCAGAGGGATTATTCCCCGGCGACGGTTCTCCACATTCGATCGTGGACGATGCTGCCAGGGGCTGACGCCGGCCTTTCGCCGATCGCCTACCACCGGCACGCTCTCGGGTCGGCGTTGGGTTTGAAAGAGTACGAGGCTCGGTTCTTCTCCAACGGTGCCCAGCCGGGAGGTGCGATCTCCGTTGAAGGGGACGTCGACAAGGAGACCATAGACCTCTACCGGGATCAGTGGGATGAGAACCACCGAGGTCTCGCCAACGCTCACCGGCCCGCCATCTTCAAGAACGGCGCCAAGTGGCAGCAAATTGGAATTTCTCTCGAAGATGCTCAGTTCATCGAAGCCAACGCCTTTGCCGTCGAGGAGATCGCACGGATCTTCCGCATCTCGTCTCCGGCGATGCTCGGTTCGTACATGAACGGCGAAGTGCCCGACGTCACTGACGATTTTGAGCGGTTCCTCAAGGTCGACCTCGCCCCAGAGTTGAGCCGCATCGAACAGGCGTTCCGCACCGACCGCGACTTCTTCCCCGCCTCCCAAGACCTGTTTCCTGAATTCCTGGCCGATGCAGTGATGCGACCCGACGTGAAAACCCGCTACGACGCTTACCGGCTGGCACGGCAGGGCGGGTGGATCACCGCCAACGAACTCCGCAAACTGGAGAACCTGCCACCGCTCGACGGTGGAGACGAGTTGCAGCAGACCCCCGTTGGAGGGGCACCCAACCCCTCCGCATCCTCTGAGTAACCCAAGGAGACCCCCTGATGAAACCCCAGGCTATGGCCGAACTCGCCGCCGCCATCTCCGACCACAAACCCGCTATGTCCGACAGGCTCCGGTCTCGGTTCTTAGACCGGGTTCACAACCGAGATGGTGCCGGGTTCACCGTCACCAAAAACCAGGGGAAGGCGGTCATTCGCATCTACGACGTGATCGGCTGGCCGTTCATCGAAGCCCAAGACGTGGCCGCTCAACTCGACACCCTCACCGACGTCGACGAAATCGAAGTGCAGATCAACTCTCCCGGCGGTGACGCCTTCGAAGGGATCGCCATCTACAACGCCCTCCGATTGCATCCGGCGAAGGTGACCACCCGGGTCGACGGGCTCGCCGCATCAGCAGCGTCAATCGTCGCTCAGGCCGGGGACCATCGGATCATGCTCGTCAACACCGAAATGATGATCCACGAGGCGTGGCTGTTCACCATCGGCCCCAAAGGCACCCACGCCAAATCGGTCGACATTCTCACCCGTCTCGACACACAGATCGCCGACCTGTACGAATCCCACGCCAACCAGGACGGGTTCGCCGAACTGATGGAAGACGAAACCTGGTTCACCCCTGCCGAAGCTATCGCCGCCGGTCTCGCCGACGAAGAAGTCATACCCGAGACCCCGCCGAAAGACCAGGCTCCTCAACGTTTTGTCGACCAACTCCAAGCGGCGATCGCCGCAGTGGAAGAAGTCACCGCCGAAACCGGCAACGTGGTCACGTTCCGGGCCGAACAGGGCAAGCCGCCCCTATCAGACGACGCGGTCGCGCTCGTAACTAGAGCAAAAGCGGCACTTAAAGAGCTGACCGACGTGGCCCAGTCCACGTCCTCGCGCAGAGATGACCTACTCGATCGAGTCAGGTCCGCCCGCGATGAGCTCGACACGAAAAGCCAACAACTGGAGAAATACCAATGAGCAGACTTCCAACACTGGAAGAGCTCCAGTCGGAGAAAGAGGTCGTCCAGAACCGACTCGAGGAGACCGAAGCCGCCCTGATGGCTCACGACCTCGACGACGAGACCATCTCCGACCTGGAAGCCAAATTCGACGACGAGACCAAAGAGGTGAAACGTCTCACCGCCGCTATCGACCGCAGGGTCAAAGTGGAAGAGGCGGTAGCCCTGGTCCCCCGCGAAAGGAACACCGATCCGGACCGGATCGTGTCGGTCAACGAGCCGTTCACCTATCGTCCCCGCGACCAGGGTGGCCAGTACTCGTTCTTCAAGGACCTGTTCCTGTCGAAGACCAACGACCATCCCGGCGCCAAGTCGAGGCTGGCCCGTCACATGCGGGAGATGGAATCCCGCCCCCGGGCCGACATGACCACGACCGCGACCGACGGCGGCGAATTCCTCCCGCCCCTACACCTGCAGGAGCGTTGGGCTGAGCTCGCCAGAGCCGGTCGTATCTATGCCAACGTGATCGGCTCCCAGCCGATCCCGTCGGTGGGCATGTCGTTCACCGTCCCCAAGGTGACGTCAGGGTCGACGACCGCAGTCCAGGCCACAGAGAACAACGCCGTGTCGGAGACCGACGCGGACACCGACGAGATCACCCTGTCCGTGCGGACCATCGCCGGCCAGGTCGACCTGTCACGGCAGGCGTTCGAACGGTCAGACCCCGGTCTCGACCTGGTATTGGGACGTGACCTGGCACGGGCCTACGCGGTGACCCTCGACGCGCATTTGCTCAACCACGCCACCGATGGCGTGCTGAACAACGCCAACATCAACGCGGTCACCTACACCGACGCCACCCCGACGGTCGCTGAGCTGTACCCGAAGATCGCCGACGCAGTGCAACAGATCCACACCGGAGTCTTCATGTCTCCGGATGCGATCTTCATGCACCCCCGTCGGTGGGCGACCTTCATCGGAGCCACAGACACCACGGGCCGTCCACTGGTCAACCCGGTGGCACCCCAGAACCCGATCGCCGGGTTCGGAGGCGTGGTCGCAGAAGGTGCCGTTGGGTCGGTGCAGGGCATCCCCGTCTTCGTCGACGCCAACATCCCAACCGGGTTGGGCGCGTCAACCGACGAGGACGCCATCCTGGCCACCTGGCTCGGAGCCCACGTCTTCTTCGAGTCTCCCACCCCCGCGGTGAGGGTCTACGAAGACGTCGGATCAGGAACGTTGACAGTCCGCATCCAGGTCTACGGGTACATCGCGTATTCGTCCGACCGGTATGGAGCGGGCACG